TCCCGACTAAATAGGGGTGCCTTATTTGTTTTTATGACGCCTCACAAATACGATCACATACTAATCCATCGAAATCCTTACAACAACAAACCACATACAGTAGAATACATCGATCCAAAATTCATACAAACACGAATCTATTTTAAGTGTGAGAGTGAATACTTTAGGAGAAAAAAGACAATTAAATAACTGGCACAGAGGCGCTCTCAGGAGGGCCTCTATGCTTTATACTATTTGTATTGAAGCAACACCATGAACATCTATTTGATTGCATCTGAAGATCACAAAGTGTTTGGCGTGGGGCAAACTGAACGCACATTTGAAGAGCGACATAAAGATGGAGATTGGGCAAAGTTTCACAATTATTTGAAAGCAAGAGGAGAAAAACTTGTTTTACTTGGTTGGTGGGAAGATTCCGATTGCCTTGACACTGATATTCATGAATATCTAAGGAAACTTCCTAACATCCGCAAATATGCAGAGTGGTTCTCACATAAGACTACGCTGGATATTATCAAGAACATTATCGAAGAGAAGTTCTTTCCTACAACTCCTGAGAAGAAAGATACTCTTACACTTGCAAAACATCAGAAAGAATTTGTTGCTAAAGCAGGAAAAGATTATCTAGAGTTCTTGTTGTTTGCTAAGTGCCGTGCAGGTAAATCTGTCATGACACTTTCTCACATTGTTGATAGAGGACACAAAGCAACTTTGGTTGTCTCTCGCTATACCTCTCCCATGCAATCGTGGAAGGAAGATAGCAAGAACTTCAGCAACTTTGATAACCTTGTCTTCATTGACATCAACGACAAAGATTATATTCAACAGATTGACTATTGGTGTAACACAGACAAGCAACTTATCCTGTGGGCGTGTGTTCAATCTCGTAAGACTTTGAACCTGCCGATTGATATTGATCTGCTTGTTTATGATGAGGCACACGTCGGATATAACAGCAATCAGTGGAACAAACTGCGCGAGGCAACTAACTGCCCCGTGTTGTATGTGACTGGCACCGCATACAAAATGGTGTGGGATTTTGCAGATCCTCAACGTTACATTTACTCTTATTATGAGGAGCAACTTGATAAGAAGCAGGGACTGAATAACCGTCCCTCTATGAAGGTTATTCTTGCCAAATATGAGTCTGCTCAGTATCAGGCAATCTATGGAGATGATCCAGATGCTATGAAGAATCTCTTCAATATTGATGACGAGGGTAACTTTGTAGAGGATGCACTTGTTCAAGAGTTTGTGTCTAATAAGTTTGCAGTTCAACGTCAACTCCGCCCTGGCAATCGTCTGCTTAAAGATTCAACTCACCTGTATATCACATTGCCTTCAGTTGCAGCGTGTTATGCGTTTGCAGAGTATATGAAGGGAACACGATTTGCTCCCCTCGTTGCTACTGGTGACGCTAAAGTTGACGCTGACAGGATTAACAAGCACATTGGAGAGAATTCTAATGGTTCTTGTATTATTACTCGCACTGCTAATGTTCTAGGAGTGACTGCAAAAGAGGTTGACACTATCATCAACTGTGCAGAGGGCAGCAGTGTAGAATTTTGGACACAATTTGCGTTCAGGGGAGGATCTGGCAACCATGATTGGCAGGTTATTGACTTCTGCCCGCAGCGTTGTCTTGAATCACTTAGGCAGACATATATTGCTGCTTGTGATACTTCACCCGAAGTTGCCGAGTATGATTTTGTTGATTACGTTGCTATCACTGAATGGAACGAAGAGTTCTCTACACTCAGCGCAGAACAGGTTAATGAGATCCTGGCAGCAGACGTAGGTAATGCTATTCGTCTGGTATCTGATCTCGTTACTACTATGAACTTTGACAATCTTCGTGACATGGACTTCAACCTAAACATCAAACCTGTTGGTTCAAACGTTGTCAAGAGTATCACACTTAATGACAATAATGCCAATGGCAAAACTAACAAGGTGAGAGTGAATACGTTGAGCAAATCTGAGAAGGACGAGATCTATCAAAAGATTGATGTTGTTCATGCAATTCTAGAACGTGTTCCCCTAGTGTTGTTCCATGCCATCAATTCTAACGAAGTTATGAACAACGTTGATTCTGTAATCAGTTCTTCTCACTATCAACCTGTGACTATGGACGAAGAGAACATTCTGCAAATGGCATTGGAACACAATGTTATTAACCGTGAATCTCTTAGCAAACGTATCAACAGTGCTTACATTGATGTTCAACACGCCATGAACAATGACGAGCGTGAGACATTGTTCAAACTGTCACAATCTACACAAACCCATCAAGATATTCCCTTAAAATTGCTAGATCAAATGCTGACAGCAGTCTGATGCCTAAACTTCTTATCATCGGTGATCCTAAGGGCACTCATTCTATGACTGCCCTTAGAACATATCCTCCTGAAGACATCTGGATCTGGGAGAATGACTCTCGTCACATCTATACAATCAATCAAATTGATGCTAGAATAAATGTAATTACTGTCATTGAAGAACTTATTGAAAAGGGCATGAAATTCGATGTTATAATTGGCAATCCACCTTATCAATCTAATGATGGTAATGGTGAATTATCTGGTTCTGGAACGGGTGCTCTCTGGTGGAAGATTACACAGAAGAGTATTACTCTGTTGAAGGAAAATGGTATTATGAAATTTATTACACCAACCAACATTTTGAATGGTGGTGATGCTTATACCAAACTATTTCTTTCTAGTGAGCGAAAACTTGACTTAAAGAATGTAGTCACTGATGTAAATCAATTTTTTCCTAAAGTTGGTACAAAGATTTGTCGTTGGACAGCACAAAATTCAGTAACCAAAGGTAACATTTGCATTGTCAATGGCGATCAGAGTGTCAACACCGACGAAACTTTGAAGATCTATAATGATTCTCAAGTTCAGAAAATAATTCAGACTCTCATCAATTACGATGGTGAAAAGTTTGATATATCAATCAAAGATGCTGCACGAGTAGTTTCTATTTCTAAGAAACTTCAAAAGGATGGGTTCACGAAGCAGGAGGCAGATTCCATTGCTAAAGATTATAGTCCCGTTCAAACTGAAGATTACCCTTATGCATATAATTCTAATGGTAAGATTAAGTATGGAAAAGTAAAGTGGAAGACTTACGGTATTTGGAAAATGATGATTCCACACCTAGCAAAACCCATGACGTATGAAATCGTTGTATCTGATACTATTGTCTGTGATCAAAGTTGCGATGTTCAATATTTTGACAATGAACAAGATGCACTGAGGGCTAAACAAGTTCTCGATAATCCTGTCTATCGTTGGATCATTGAACAAACTAAAGTTGGTGGTAGAATGTCATCCGCAATCCTATCCCGTTTTCCTAATGCTCCCATTGAAGAAGTTCTGACTGCTGAGCAACTCTGCTACATTCAATCTCAACTCTCTTAATGACTAAGAATGAACATAATACAATAGTAGGATCAGAAATTGAAAGATCTAATGAAAGAATTGATCAAACGGGTGAAGTATTCACTCCGATAGAATTGTGTGCTGAGATGGTATCAGAGATCCCCGAATCTATTCTACAAAATGATAAAAACACTTTTCTTGACAACTCAGCAGGATCAGGGAACTTTCTATTAGCATTGCAGACAGAATTATTGAAATATCATTCATTATCACATATCAATGACAATATGCTCTATGGAGTAGAACTTATGGAAGATAATCATGCAGAAATGTGCAATAGACTAGGTGTTTCGGTCGATCATCCACATTTTGTGTGTGCAAATGCCTTAGAATATGATTATTCTTTCGGGGAACCAGTCGGACTAGAAGCGTTCATGTGACAGTTGGCAAAGTGTCTACTATCGGTTGATTTACTCTCCAATCTGTGCAAAATTAATAGTATGAAAAACCTTCACATCCAACACCCCGAAGATTCTATTCTGTCGGGTGATCTCTCTGTTCTCGATTGGTTCCTCACTCCTTCACATCTTTCTGTGAAGATTGATGGTTCTCCTGCTGTTGTTTGGGGCACAAATCCTGCAACAGGAAACTTTTTTGTTGGCACCAAAAGTGTGTTCAACAAAGTAAAGATCAAGATCAATGAATCTCATGAAGATATTGACAACAACCACAGTGGAGAAGTTGCTAAGATTCTCCACGCTTGTTTCGATTATCTTCCTCACACAGATGATGTAATTCAGGGAGATTTTATTGGTTTCGGTGGTGATGACACTTACACACCAAATACTCTCACTTACATTTTTGATGAGATTGTAACTGAAGAGATTATCATTGCTCCTCATACTTTCTATCAATGTGA